ATCCTTTAGGGGTGCGATGGTTGCCTTCTGGGTCTAGTTCTAGGAGGTTCATTAGAATCTGCCAACCCTCGAGCGCCTGCTTGTTGAGGCGCTTGTTATCTAGGTGCTTTGCAATAACAGCAGGGTTAGTGTGGGTGATGAATGTTTGCATGGTGTCCTTTCGTCATTTACTTACATGGTATAAAAAATCTACCTATTTGTCAAATTTTAATCTGACATAAACGGTGGCTACAAAACTACTCAAAGAGTCAGCCTCAAACAACTGGGGGTCATTGTCTCCTAGAGGCAGAGCCTCAACGTCCATCTCGACATCCGCTATGGAACTGTCATCCGAGCCAGCAAGGAAGTCAGAGATAACCTGATTTGACCTACGAACCAAGTCTTCTCTGTTCGAACCATAAACCTTAAAAACTAATTTTGTTCTCATTAATTAACCAATTTTTCTAACTTATACGGAGAGTAGTGAACGCCATCTAATAACGGTTCTAATCCGTCAGTGCTCTTGACAATAATGTCTCCAGAACGAATAGCGGTAACTACTCCACGTCTGCTGTTGTGAATAGTCCCAAGTTCTCCATCAAATGCGTCAGCCATAACCCTGACAGTGTCATTTACTTTGATAAATCCAGGTTGGACAGGTAGCCACTTCTCGTCCTTGCGCTCTTCGACAATTGCGTGACCTTGAACCAATCGTGCTGCGATAGCAAAAGCAGTGTCTACATCTGCTCCCTTTAGATTTACAGGTTTCCATGCCTCGATAAGTTTTAGCACAGCCTTGCCCACACCGACCTTTAGTCGTGCCTTAATAAATTGTTCTTCTACCCATTTTGGGTCTAGTTCGCTCATTAGTTTTCCTTAATTAGATTTAGTGATTTTTGTAGTTTTTCTAGTGCAGATTTTTTAGTAGGTATGTTTGCAACATAAGACTCCCTTTGAGCAGTAGCAATTAAATCTCTCTTAGGCTGACTCATGCTATCAATATTAGACGCAAGCAATCCCCAAGCCTCTCCTACGCTCTGGCTTTCTTTCCACTCAGTAACTACTGGGGTTCCGCTATTTAAAGCCTGAACGTATCTGTAGTTCCAAACAGTTCCGTCTTTTTTGTCTGGAGAAATAAGAACACCGATAGAACGACAAATTTGCTCAAACACTTGTTCATCAGTCCACCCTTTATTCCACTTCATAGGCGAGTGAGGCAGGGAAATAGTTTTTACTGTGTCTTTAGCCCAAGGAGAGTTGGGTGAATCTACTACCCACTTCTCACGTCTATCATTGTCTGCGGAAACTTCAGTAAGTAGATAAGAATCTAAGTTTATGGAATAAAGGTTTGCTTTAGCATTAGCAGCCAGTTTGATTTGATTTCCATATTTCCAAGGCAACGCTGGGTAGATAGTGTTTACCCAATCGTCTGTTAATAGTCTTTCAACGCCCATAAGAACCGATGACCTAGCGTCAATATTAGAAGACACGAAGTCATACTCTTTTCTGTAAGAGTAGAAAGGCTTAATTAAATTATCGTGATTCTTTGCTATAGCCCTGAGACCAACTTCAATCTGACTAGCGTTTGGTGCGTCAACAAAAAGAGTTAGTTTCCCTGAATCCCACATCTTATTAATTACATGCAACGCTCCATACGCTCTGTTAGAGCCGACACTGGTGAGAGGTGCAACCCCAACTAGCACAGAGTCGTATTGGTTGAGTAACTCGGCGGTCATGTGGACACTAGGGTCTGACCAAGTGACGTCGTGACCAGCGTCAGTTAATACTGAGTTCAGAACTCCAGCAAAACTTAGTGACCTAGCATTGACGCTTGAAGATACCTGCGGAGCAGACATACCTGTGATAAAAATCTTTGACATAAATCCTCATTAAAATGGGGCACCGCCTATAGATAATTCTAATAGGCGATGCCCCGTAGTTTTACCGCCTGTTAGAACGGAGCGTCTGCTGGAGCAGATGCCGCTGGTGGAGCAGGAGGTGCTGGCGGTGCTGGCGGTGCAGGAGGTGCTGCAGGAACCGAGTCAGTAGCAGGTGCTGCCGATGCGGTAGGAGCGCCAACGTAGTACTTCTTGACTTCGTTGCGACGGTCATTGTTCCACAAACGTGAACCAATTTGAGCACGGAACAACTTGCCGTTGATTGATGCCTCAATCTGAGCATTGGTTGGGTTGTTGTTCGAGAAGAACTCACGAGGAACACCAAGTGCAGCCATCTTCGCAAAGAAGATACCAAGTGCGTTCTTGTTCTCTGGTGAGATAACTAGGTTATCCCAGACACGGCGCTTGTTAAAGGCACCGCCCTGAACTTCAGCGGTAATCTTAAACATAGTCTTACCAGTTGAAGTGACAGTTGATGAAGCCTCGATGACCTTTAGGTCGTAGTCTCCATCTGGAAGTGGTTCAAATGAACCGCCAGCAGATTCGCCAGCATCTTTGACTAGGTCGCCCCAGTTGAGTGAACTCATAGTTCAGTTTTCCTTTGTTCTTAACGAATCGTCTAGGCGGTTGCCGTTGACGACTTTTTCTTTTCGGTCTTTGCGCCGAAAATCATATCGAGCATACGCTCGACTCCAAGGTTCTCTTGCTCAACAATTGAGCCGAGACGACCTTGAACACGCTCTCCAGCCTCTACCTCTTCTGTACGTTCAACGTACATGCGACGAGCACGGTATGGAAGTTGCGTTGGGTCTGGGTTAGGGATGGTCTCGTTAGTAATGTAACCGAGAACATCGTAGAAGTATGGTGCTTGAACAGCCAACTGACCCTGTAGATAAGGGTGCATGCGGTTGTCCTGACCACGGCGTGCCATAGCAGTCAGTACTACAGCCTCAAGAGGCTGAGTTGGGTGCATTGTTAGGTCACGGAGGTCACGAAGTAGCGCACCCATGTGGCGAAGTAGTTCGCCCCACTGCTGCATCTTCATCTGCTCTGTGCCAGCGATGTTGTCCATGCACTTAACCTGCAACTCAGAAATTGAGTCGATGATTAGTGACTTGAACTGGTGCTTGCCTGACTGTAGCCACTGGAAAGCCTTCATAACTACGTCGTAGTCACGAACCTGTACAACTACAGTGTCCCAAGTGCCGTCAGCCACTGGTGGCTCCTCACGCATTGGGTCCCAATACTTGACGTTGATAGGTAGGAATCTGTGTCCACCCTCAACATCTAGCATTAGGCGAGGATATGGTGCTGTAACTGCAAAGGTTGACTTACCAACCTTTGACTCGCCATAGACCATAAGAGTTAGTGAACGCTGTACATCTGACATGCTTACTCACTACCTTTCTTTTCTTCGTCTTTTCCGTAATATCCATATGGGTCGGCGACCTCATACATCTCACTGATTGCTGCCTCTGCTGCCGAACCATCGTCAATCAAAGGGCAAATAGTGTAGAACTGGCACTTCCACTTACAGTCCTTGGTAGGACGTGGGTAAGCAAGGAAGTTTGGGTCTCCACCATCGTCGAGACCCTTTTTAACAGTTAGCAAGTCGCTAATTGTTCCATGAATTCTCTGCCAAAAAGAACGCATGGTAAAAATGTTGTGGCGAACTTCAATCTGCTCGTAGAACGGTGGCTTAGCGTTAGCAGTGCGCTTTACCTTTTTAAGCATGGTGAAAATTCCACCCTCTGAACGCTCCTCAGGGGCTTTGTTTTGAGCATGCTCGAGCATCATGTAAGTCATAATTTGCTCGTTCATCTGTGCCTGATTAGCGAAGTCCGAGAACGAACCACCAACAGTCTTGAAGTCACGGAACATACGAACGCCATCATTCTTACGACGAACTCGCATATCAAGTTTTCCCTGAAGAACTACTTTGCCGTCGAACAATGGCATAGAGATAATCTCTTCGTTAGAAATCTTCTCTAGGTTAGAGTCAATTCCTTCTTCATCCATCCACTGCAAGTAGCCCTCTAGCATGATGCGACCTAGGTCTGCCTCAGCCTCAAGGTCGTGAGTGTCACGAAACTCTTCAACCATCTTTGCCATGTCAGTAGCAATTAACTTAGAGTGAATCTCAAGCAGGTCTAGAGTCATATCCGAAGAGTAGTACTGGTCTAGAGCCTCGTGGATACGAGAACCTAGAGCAAGAGCACCTGTGTAGTCTTTCTTGCGTGGCATAAGACGGCGGTAGTAGTTCAACCACCACTTACGTCGACAGTCTTTAAAAACCTGAATCTCTGAGTTAGAGAGAACGTACGGCTTTTCTTCTTTTGTAGTTTCGTCATTCATGGTTAGAGATTACCAGCCTTGTCTTCTTTTAGCAACTCTAGAAGTTTGTCTTTGTCTTTGACAATCTGCTCGAAGTTGTCTGCTTTAGTTTCGAGAACCTGAATAACACGCTCTTCGATTGTGCCCTCAGTAACGTAGTCCATGATAATCACAGAGTCGTGAATCTCAGAACCGATACGGTGGATACGGTCAAGCGCCTGCTTGTGGTCAACAAGTGACCACGGGCGCTGTAACATAACCAAACGACGACCAGTGGTCAGAGTGACTCCAACACCACCAGCCTGAACAGTGAACAGAATCCACTTAGTCTTACCAGACTGGAAGTCGTCAATAGACTTTTGACGCTCGTCTTCATCTTGAGCACCTGTAATCAAACCGTGGTCAATACCCTCTTTGGTGAGACGAGCACTGAGCAGTTCAATCAACTGGCGAGACACCGCTGCAACTGCAACAGAGTCGTCACCGAAGTCTCCAGCCTTGATATCGTCCATAAGAGCATCTACTTTACAAGATGGCTCTGACAAAGTGTAAGAGACTTCTCCAGTAGTTTCATCGACTGTGCTTTCTACGAATGAACTAGCGAACTGGTGCAAGCGAGTGGTTTGCGTTAGAACGCTAGGCGCTACTACAGCACTGCCACCCTCGAGTTCCGCAATCATAAGGTCACGCATCTGGTCATAAGCCTTTTTCTGCTTAGTAGACATCTCAACGTCACGACGCTCAAACATCATCTCTGGTAGCCAAGGCAAAACACGAGACTTTAACATACGACGCATGCGTGGGTTGATGGTGGCGTGGAACTCTTCCTCCATGTGAGGCTTGACGCCCATAACTACCATTCCACCAAAAGCATTTAGCATCGTGTTAATCATGCGGTCAATCCATCGAGTCTTGCTCGGGAATTCCTGAGGAGCAAGCCAGTGCAGAATAGCCCACATATCGAGAACGTTGTTTGCTACTGGAGTTCCAGTAAGTGCAAAACGCACATTAGCATCGCCAGTGGCAGCCCATAGAGCACGAGACTGCTTTGACTTAGGGTCTTTAGAGCGGTGAATCTCGTCAGCAACAACAGACTTGAAATCAATAGCGTTTAGTTCACGAGGGTGATCCTCGCACTTGTTTATAGACACACGCT